ACCTGTATGACTACTATGGGCAATGGGTGGGTTGACCATGTTTCACGCAAATTATCGCGAGCCTGCTGCGCAGGCATACAGATCAGCTATGAACCGTCACTATGTGGAATGCGTTGTATGTGGGGCCGATGTGTGTTCTACTTATGCTGATACGCATATTGACGATAGGTATAGACCCTGTGCGTTTCGTGGGGACTCTTGTGAAGGAGGGTACAAGGATGAGCGAGGAACTATCTGCTCTTACTGCGACTAAGCAGGCTAAAAACGTTATTGCTAGATGTATGAGTTGTAAGGAAAAGACGAAAGTGACCGTGAATGTGCGTGCACATGACAGGTACTTTTGGTTCGACCATCCTCTTGAGGAGGTATGGCCGACGATGACAGAAGCGCAGGCACGTGTGCTTATCGCTGACAAGAACTACCACTTCGGGCATGGAGAAGGACATAACTCCTACGAGTGCAAGAAGTGTCAAGATCTTCGTGTGCGTCTATGGCGGATGCACATAAACGAAGAAGCAGAAAATGAGAGGCTCTAGACTTTCTTAGAAAATGAACTGAACGAAGTGAAGTTCATTTTCAAGAAAGACTTGAAGTTTCCAAAACCAAAAACAGTTAGGTACTGGGAGGTACACAATGGCAAGAGACATCGAAACCACGGTAGTCGTGGACGGTGATGAGATATGTGAGATAGTCGAGGACTACCTCACCGATTCAGATTACATAACAAGCACGAACCTTGACGATTACATAAGTGATAACGGTGTGCTGACGGAAAACGACAGCCTATGGGATCTCGTTCAATACGACGTAGAAGGTCATGTAAGCAACGAATTATCCGAATACTTCAGTTCATACGGTAACGGTAGCGACCAGATACAAGAGCAGATCGAAGGCACTTTACCTGAGTGGATGCTTACCCAATTGGTTGAGATGCCTGCCGACGAGGAAAAGCGTTGTGGGTTAGGTAAGGCGTTCGGTGAAGCGGTGAACAAAGTCGTTGCGACTACACCCACGAACGTTGAGTGGGCGACCAGAGTTGAGGCTTTGGAGGCTCGTGTGTGGGCGTTGGAGGAAGTGATCTATGCCATGCACAACACATGGAAAGAGGTCACTTGCTTCGACCCAGCACGTGAAACTTCCGCTGCTGCCATAACGAACGGACTTAGCTAAAACTGGGTGAGGGAGAGCGTTCGGAGACATTAAGTGGACACCGAAAGTTCGCCTTGCGACTGTAAAGGCGTGGAGGATAATCCTTTTGGGAGCCTCCCTCCCTTACCCGTTACTCACATCTAGTAGGTGAGTGATCGGAACCAATCCCCTCCCCTCGGGGATTGGTTCTAACCACTTACTTGCAATAACGCAGGTAGTTGGCACCAACACAGGAGGTATGTGTAATGGTGGTTGATAATGCAATAGAAGGCGAACACAACTGGCTGTCTTCACTAGGCGCGAAGCTCAAGGAAATGGGTTTCGACCTAGACGTAGACAGTGTTGAAGATGTCCTCAACGACCTAGACGGTGGGGATGAACCACTGTATGAACCAAAGTATGAGTACCCGATACCTGAAGCTCGTGAAAGAGAAACAAGTATCACAGACGCTGACACAGACATGCCTAAGACGACATGCCAAAATGCGGCCAAGATTATGGGGGCAGACTTTGACGTAGCGTACAGGGACAGTGGCTATATCCGCGATCACGGAGAGTTCTACGTCCCTCGTTATGAGCATGGGGACAAAAAGGACAAGCCGCTTAAACAGTGGATTATCCGCACGGACACTGAACAGGAAATAGGTGATGTGTCTGGGAACTATCCCGAACGTAATGGGTACAAGCACATATTTGACACGATGGAATCACTGTTCCCAAATGCGTGCACAGGTATAACGCTGTTCGGTTATGGCGAACGAGCGGTACTTGCACAGGAGCTAAGTGAACCCATCGACTTGGGTGGAGGAGACTTGATTCAACCGTACCTCTACACACGTATGTCTCTGAACAGGACATGGGCAACTAACTGCAAAACTATGTTGCAACGCATCTCTTGTGAGAATGCGCTTGGTCATGGTGGTGGAATCATAAACATAAAAGCCACCAAAAACCATGACTTCAGACTCACGATTGAAGCTGAGATCATGCAAGCAAGTATGAACCAGGCTGAAACGATGCGACGCATGGCTTATGTGATGCAAAACCAAGAGTTCACGGATGGACAGTTCATGGATATGGTCCAAACGTTGATTCCGAAACCTGAGTCACCTCACCAAGGTGCACAGACACGCAGAAGCAACAAGATCTCTGCGTGTTCGGAAGCTTGGATGGATGAGAACAATGGCAATCCGTTTGGCAATATGTGGCTAGCGTATAACGCAGTCCAAGGCGCTGAACAGCACGTCATTAACTCACCTAACACCCTTGTAGATAAGAACGGCCAAAAGTGTCGTGACAAAGCTAAAGGGTTAGAAAAAGCGCTTGAAGGTAAAACTCCACTAGCTAATGCGTGTGAGAGTTACCTGATTGAGTTGCTCGGCGGAAGCGAACGCTATACTCAGCTTACAGAAGCTGCGTTATAAGAATTCGTACCGCCTGCGTGTACCTCCCAATGTGGGCGGTACGTTGGGATGGGGGAGCTTTCCTTCGGGACTCCCTCATCCCACCCCCCAACCGTAGGAGCTTACATGTCATATCACGGAACTCTTAGAGGGCAGGTTATTTGGGAGAAGGAAGACTTCACCAAACATGGCATGATTGCCACATATTATTTTGGTGAGTGTAGATGTACAGAATGTATTGACCGTTGGGAATCTTGGACTCCCACACCTAAAGAATGGGTGAGTAGATACGGTCAGATACAAGGGCGTTCAGTTGAAGGCTAGCCCGACTCCTTACGGGAGAAGGAACACCTGCGCATTAGTGCGTTAAGCGACATTTTTGTTTCATTGTGGGTCGTAAGGTCTTCCGCCTTCACTGGGCATGGGGGCACAGGCTGAGTGTCTGTGCCCCCTACTAACGTTCTGGGAGGAACATTGAGATACATACTTATTTGGTTGCTCATAGATGCGGGCAGCATGAACATGACATACGAACCTCAACACGAAATTGTTCAAGCAGCTTCGGAATACCCGTGGCCTGTAGTTGAGAGTCTCGGCATAGCTTGGTGTGAGTCTTACCACACACCTACTGCGTGGAATGGTTTCGACGCAGGTGCTTGGCAGATAAACGAATATTGGTGGCGCGAAGTCTTTGGTGAACAGTTGTGGTCACAACGGTTCACCGCAATGGGTTCTGCCCACATGGGTTACCACGTCTGGGAGACAGGCGGAGATTCATTTAAATGGTGGACTTGTGGGAGGTACAGATAATGTATGAACGTGGCCAATGTTGGGCCATAATGCCAGACGGCTCAACATGCACAGGTGAACGCAGAACATCGCAACCATTCATGGGCTTAGGTTCTGTCGATGGAAAAATAGCGCTCTGTCATGGGCATCACAGACACTACAAACAATTCAAAGACCCAAGAACAGACATTCCCTTACATGCCATGCGACGCATGACATTTGAGGAAAGAGTCGAACATTACATGAACCCTGCCAACGGGTACATAAAAATAAGCCCTTACGGTTGTTTCCTGTGGCAACGCACTCATTTGCAGAAGGGCTACGGGCTAGTCAACTCCAAGGTCATAGCTGAACGGTGCGGCACAAAAAACAATGTGCAAACACATCGAATGATGTACATATATGCAAACGGTGACATACCCGCGGGCAAACAGGTACATCACAAGTGCCGCAATCCCTCCTGTTGTAACCCTGATTGCCTCTACCTATTGAGCAATCACGAAAATTCCGAAGAAGCTTCCATATATCACTATTGGAAAAACAAATGCCAAGACCGCGAACAAGAGATCGCAGACAAGGACCAAGAGATTAAGCGTTTGGAAAGAAAAATTAAAAGATTGCAACGAAAATGTAATAAAAGTCCTGAGGAATTAGGACAGTAAATCACTAGACTCAAATGGTACTTAGTAAACAAAAACCACCTTAAGTGGTTTTTGGTACTTAGTACTGGGGAGGAAAAATATGCAATACCCGTTACATCGGGATGCCGACGGCAGGTGGATACACACCTGGGTACGGCAATCTTCGGTAAAAACCGCTGACATGTGCATGGAAAGATTCAGAACAGATATATACGGTCTGAATCCAGAAGTACACACTGACGCAGCAACACTGGGCACCGTCTGCCACGCAGTAGCAGAAGATGCCCTACTAGCACGTAAAGCAGGCAAAGATGAATCCCTCGAAGGGATGCTGTCTGCGTTCGATTACTACTGGGACGAACACGGACCCTTGATACAAAAATGGGGAACGTACAAGCCTGAGAAAGTTCAAGGAATAGGTTACGCACGTTTACAAAGCTGGCATGACGAAATCTATAACGGCGAACGCTTCGGACCTCTTGAACCTGTCGGCGTGGAACTTGACTTCGACAAAATCTTTTTTGAAGATGACGAACGTGTAGTAAACCTACGAGGGACTATCGACCTAGTAGAAGAAGACTGCGTTTGGGATTGGAAGTTCCCTTCCCGAGATTACGCAAAAAGCAAATGGGAATACGAACGTTGGGATGTGCAATCAATCGCATACTGTTGGGCTACCGACATCCAGAATTTCAGATACGGAATCACTCACCCAACAGGTGTTTCCTACATAGAACTCGAACGTGACCAGTCACATACAGACTGGTTACGTCAAAAGGTCTTGGCACTCTGCCAATACGTTGAAAGCACTTCACGTGGCCCTTGGCTACTTGGAGACAACGGTTGGTGGTGTTCCGAGAAATGGTGCTCAAATTGGGCACGGTGTAAAGGTGCTACTGAGGAGGTAGTAAATGGCATATAAGCCAATGGCTCCAAATGAAAGAGCTTCAATAGAGGCTCAAGTTATCTTGAAGGGTGCAGTCGAACTTACGTCTGCGCAGGTCACCAGTGGTGGCCTCGACCCTAATGAGAGTGTGTTAGATGCTCTCATGGATAACGCAATAGTCCTAGCAAGTACGCTAGGCGATGTTAAAGCTGTCCTTATGGGTGGCGCAGTTGCGGAAGCTCCCGTACAAACGGAAGCAGAAGCTGTTGACGTAATAACAACAGTGTTCCCTGAAGCAACGGCGGCCCCTACGGTGTCAGCGCCAAGGCCAGGTTCCAACTACGTGGACGACGATGAATACCAACTCGTCCACAAGCTTTGGATGGCGGAACGAAACAACGGTGTTGTGTATGGTTCCAAGGACTCAATGTTCATGGACAACCAAGCAATACGTAAACTGTTCCAAAATGGCAAAACAGAATACCCACAGGATTACTGGGCTGACTCACTACGTGGGCAACCTATCCCTGTAACTAAAAACGGCAAATGCGCACTCGGTGATTTCAAAATCAAAAAAGGCGTGTTTGTTGACGGCCAAGGCAACTCAACCCTTGGTCAAGGTGACGGCAACCACCCACTAGCGGGTAAGAGCGGTTACTTCGGAGGGCTAGTAAAACACTCGCCTTTCAACTGGGCAGAACGCCCTGATGCTATTGATCCGCAAAACTGGTTAGCAGGGGTCTAATGGCAGAGCGCATCAGCTTAGAAGATGCGCTTCGACTTGTGGGTCAGAGTGCAGTTACGGCTGCCTCTGACCCCGAGGTTGAAGTGGAGGGAGTTTCCAACAACGACATCAAGCGACTGTTCACACCTAAGACAGAACAGATGCAACGTATGCGTAGCGACCTACAAACAGGTGGCGAATGGAAATTCGGTATCCGAGCCTTTGACGAAGCCACCCTTGGTGGCGCACGTCCAGGCAATCTAGTGACACTGATTGGTAAAACCCATACAGGTAAATCCCTATTAGCGATGAATATGGTTGCGAAGAATCGCGGACACAGAACGCTATGGGTATCACCTGATGAAACCGAATCAATGTTCTGGGGAAGATACGCAGCCATCCGCCTAGAAGTAGGCCAAAAAGATTGGATCAGCCGACTAATACGTGAAGAACCTCTAGCGTGGGAACGGACAAGCCAGATCATCGCAGATGAAAGCAATCTGCATTTTGAATCTACTGGCATGTCTGTAGACGACCTAGACAAAGCTTTACGGATAGCGACTACCCAACTTTGGGATGGGCAACGACCTGAAGTCCTCATATACGATTACCTAGAATTAATACGTGGTGGTGGCTCTGGCGATGCAGCTAGCGTCCAATCCAAAATTGAATCCTTTAAGCAGCTTGTGTCTGACTGGCGCATCATAGGCGTAGTCATTCACCAATCTGGTAGAGGTGCAGGTACCCGTGGGCAGGCAGGGGGAATTGACTCTGGCAGGTTCGCATCCACCAGTGAAAGCCACTTCGTTATAGAAACGTGGCGACGCTGGGATGACACGAGCCTCGATGAAGATACCCGTCGCTTCTACGAGAACGAAGTCAGCGTAGGCTTGTGGAAGAATAAGGCTGGAGAAGGAGAGAAAGCAGAAGTGAATCTAACGATTGACGGAAGTGGACGCCTACTAGAGCCTGGAGTCACATGGGAGCAGATGAGCCTTGAGTGAAGTATTCCATTCATTGTTTGCTGGTTTCCCATACGCCTACGGCACAGACCAAGGCGGTTGCGCATGGGTTTCGGTGAATACTGACATCATCGAACAACACTTAGACGGGAAGAACATGATTGGGATATACCCAATGGTGTACGACCCCGACAAGAAACACCACGGAACTGCTGGATTTATCACCAGTTCCGATAACCGTCCTGTCTACACAGACATGCAACCCGACCTATGGAAATGTAAATGGGGAGCAATCGACATAGACGAAGGGGACGACTCAGTTACCTACGCTCAAAATGCTGCCACTATTTTGCAAGCATTAGACGTACACGGTTGGGTTGAACTCTCACGCAGCAAAGGCTGTCACGTTTGGATATTCGCAGAAGACTGGGTAGAAGCACCCATCATGCGACAAGCCCTACTAGCAGTCACGCAACTTTCAAAAATAAAATTTGATGCGGTCTACCCTAAGCAAGATCAGCTTGAAGGACCACCTGGGAATTACATGCGACTTCCCTATGGTGGTAAAAGACCTGAAGGCAGACAAGAAGTTCTCGATTCCAACGGATACCCAATGGACTTGTACGACTTCCTGCTTGAAGCATCAACAAACCTGACACCTCTGTCAGCGCTGAAAGTTGCGGCTGGCCTTTGGCAGCCGCCAGTAAA